TACTAAGCTTAAGGAGTTTCAAGCTGAAGCTTCTGTAACTTATAATTACTATATGGCAGCTAAAACAGCAGCTGAAAAGATGCAACAATTCTTTATTGGTTTCAGTATGTCTGAAGTTAATCTTAGAACTGGTGCTCCAATTTTTAAACCTAAAGATATTACATCAGCTTTAAATGATACTTCTAGAGTACTAGAAAATCTTAACTCTCTTAGAGAAAAGGTTGATAATGAAATCTTTGAAGAAGTTAAAAAGAAAGGTCAAAAAATAGTTAGTCCTTTTGCTGACCCTTCAAGTTTAAAATAAATTTATATCTTTACACTTTAATCTTTAACATTAATATTGAACATAATGGCAGACTTAAATGAAATATTAGGAAACAAAGTTTCTACAGCTAGTAAAGCCAGTGGAAGAGTTACTATTGCAGCTACACTTCTTAAAGCTAGAACTGATGCTCACTTAACTCATCTAAAACAAGCTGATAAAACATTAGCTAGACATAATGCATTATCTACTTTCTATACTTCAATTGGAGATTTAGTAGATGGGTATATTGAATCTACTATGGGAATTGTCCCAGGTTTTACAGTAGAATCTGTTCCAGCTTCAGCTGTTATTGCTGACCCTGTAGCATATTTTAAGAACCTGTACTCTCAGATTGAAACAAGTAGAACAGAGGTTAAGGAAAGTTTTATTCAGAATCAAGTAGATACTGTACAAGAACTTATTGCTAATACTCTTTACAAACTTACATTTATTACTACATAATATGAATAGTCAAAATCCTAATAATGAATTTAGAGCAACTGCTCTTTTTACAGGGAGTTCTAATTATGAAACTAAAGAGGAACAAAAAATTGTAAATAATTTATTTGCAGAATCTTTCTTTAATAAAGTGTGTAAACTTATAAAAAAATTAATATATGAGTCAATTAAACTCAGTAAGAAACCCTGATGGTATTTGGATTAATACAGAAGTATTCAGAGAAGAAGCTAGAAAGTTTCAAAGGTATGGTACATATTGTCTAGATCCTTGGGGTTCTCCTGACTGGTTTGCTTATTGGCAGGAACAAAGAAATAGAGTTATTAATGGTTACTCAGTGGGTGGAGTTAAAGTCACTGGGGACCATTATTTTTATTTAAACTTTTGTCCTATTCTAAAGGTAGAAGATACTACCTCTAAAAAATCTTCTAAGATTACTGATTTTCCAGATTTCTGGGATGGAGATTACAACTATTTTTGGGCAAGAGAAATTGCTTTTAATGGTATTGTAGATGGACTAGGTATTCCTGTAACTGAGTCTGATAATCTTTCTACTTTGTTTGAAGGATTAAAATTAGAGGTTAAAATTGAAGAGCCTTACCTTAAAGGAGGGTATAATCTTATTGTAGGTAAATCTAGAAGAAAGGGATACTCCTATAAGAATGCAGCTATTGCTGTTAAGAACTATCTTTGTTATCCTAGAGCACTTACTATTTTTGCTGCTTATGAAAAGAAATTCCTTTATCCTAAAGGGATTTATACTATGGCATCTAACTACCTCAACTTTATCAATGCCAATACTGCTTGGGTTTATCCTAAGGATGTTGTAGACAAAATGGACCACGTTAAAGCTTCTACTATTGAGTACAGAAATGGTGTAAAAGTAGAAACTGGTTTCTTATCAGAAATCATGGCACTTACATTTAAAGACAATGCAGATGCTGCAAGGGGAAAAGATGCTAGGGATGTAATCTTTGAAGAGTCAGGTGCTTTTGGTACTCCAGGTCTTTTAAAATCTTCCTACAAAGCTACTGAAGACTGTGTAATGGCAGGGGACATCAAGACTGGTATGATTACTGTATTTGGTACATCAGGAGATATGGAAGGTGGTACTGCAGATTATAGTGAAATGCACTCTAACCCTCTTAGGTTTGGTATGTTGCCTTTTCAAAATATTTGGGATGAAGATTCTGAAGATATGAAATGTGGCTTCTTCCACCCTATAAATTGGAATATGGAGGGTTACTATGATGAACAAGGTAACTCAGATACAGTTGGAGCCAAAAATGTAGAGATGGCCAATAGAAAAGTATTACTTGATAATGGTGCCACATCTGCTGATATACAGCAAAGAATGCAAGAGAAACCTTTAGGTCCTTTTGAAGCCTTTGGAATGGTGTCTACTAACAATTTCCCTGTATTGGAATTAAAGAGACAATTGGAGATTGTCAAGGCCAAAAACCTACACATGATTATGGGTACACCTGTAAAGTTGTTCTATGATTATGAGAAGAAAAAGGTTATGGCAGAGCCTATTTTAGATGGTAGTGCTAATGTTATCTACAGACAAAAACCTGATAATACCTCTCTAGAAGGGTGCCCTGTTATCTATGAGTACCCTGCTGAGGTTCCTCAAAGGGGTGCTTATAAGATAGGGTATGACCCATATAGACAAGATAAAGGAACTTCCTTAGCTGCAGTTTGGGTTTACAAGTCTGTGATTATTGGAGAAAGAACTAAAAGGATAATTGTTGCTGAATATGTAGGAAGACCTGGAGAGGCAGATGATGTAAATTATATCTGTAGATTATTTGCAGAGCTTTATAATACAACCATAATGCATGAAAATGAGGTAACCCATGTTAAGGATTACTTCAGAAGAAGAAAACAATTGCATTACTTAGCTTATCAACCTGATGAAGTAATTAAGAAGAATGTTAAGAACTCTAGAGTAAATAGACTTTATGGTTGTCACATGAATGAGCAACTTAAAGATGCTGGAGAAAAGTATATTAAGTCTTGGCTTTTAGATGTACAAGATTTTGATGATGAAGGTCAACCTATTAGGTCTTTAGACCAGATTTATTCTATAGGACTTTTAGAAGAACTTATCTCTTATAATAGAAAAGGAAACTTTGATAGGGTTATGGCTCTTATGCAAGTTATGTTTCAAGACCAAGAAGACTTACATGGTAAAGAGTATCAACCAAAGTCAAAAGGAAATGATAAAGCTAAACAGCTTTTAGATATGATGGGAACTATGTATAGTAAAAATAATAATAGAAACTTACAACAATCATTAAATTAATTATTACTTTTGTAGATACTTATCTTTGAACACAATGAATCAACCAGTTACACAACCAAAGTCATACTCAACTGAGAGACTTAGTAGAAGAGAAAAAGAAGAAAAAAACTTTCTATGGTATAGAGAGAAAATAGACATGTATGACACAAAGGCTAACTTTTTGTCTATTGGATATGGTGGAGTTAATGAGTATAAAAGAATGAGGGTTAATTATGACCTCTTTAATAATATTATTGACCTTTCTGATTTTGCTTATGTAGCTACTCCTTATGGTTCAGAGATGGGAGAATTGCCAGCTCAAATGGCAAACAGAGACATTTGTTCTTATAGAATTAAGGCTTTGATTGGTATGGAAATGAAAAGACCTTTTGGGTACAGAATCATTGCTACTAATAAAGAAGCTGGAAATAGAAAGACAGAAGAAGAAACTAAAAGGATTCAAGAGTTTGTTGTTCAACAAATTATGGCTCCTATTAGACAACAAAAAGAAATAGAGTTCCAAGAGCAGATGAAAGGAAGAAAACTTTCTCAGCAAGAAACTCAAGAGCTACAACAACAAATGGAAGCTGAAATAGATGCAATGACTCCTGATAAAGTCAGAGCATATATGAAAAGAGACCACAGAGACCCAGCTGAAGTACAAGGTCAACAGCTTCTAAACTACCTTATTAAGAAATTAGATGTCAGAAAGAAGTTCAATAATGGATGGAAACATGGCCTTATTTCTGCTTATGAAGTATATTGGTTAGGGATTATTAATGGAGAACCTGCAATGAAAGTTGTAAACCCTGTTAGATTTTCTTGTGATAAAGCTTCAGACCTGGATTATATTGAGCAAGGAGAATGGGCTGCAGCTGAATACAGAATGCATCCTTCACAAATTGTGCAGACCTTTGACTTAACTGACAAAGAAATTGATATGTTGTGGAGAAATTACAACCACCATATTACTCAAAGAG